AGTACCAAGAAGCAATGGATATCAAAGTGGAATAGTCACATCATTTTATAAAGACCAAGATTTCGTAAATTTGACACTGAGAGCATTGCCAATTGCGCCAGGCACGCCAATAAGCAATTTTGTTATAATATGTGGTTACACCTTCACAATCGTGGGTTGTGAAGAAGATGAGGAACAGGCAAAAGAGTTTCGGCAGAACTGGATGCCTATTGTTTAGACGAAAATATCACTATCTTTAATATTGCCGATGTCGTGAGCGTGGTATGCGTCTATAGCAGCAGCAATACCAATCTGCTTTGGGTCACCCTTAATTAAAGCAGGTATGATTGTTCTTGTATGCGGGTTGGGAAGCGTTTTAACATTCTTAGAACCAGCACTGGCAAGTGAAACGATGTCACCGGCAGATCTGTATACATTCTGGTTACCCTTGACCTTCTGCCCGATGGTCTGCCCCGGGTCCAGTGCAAATACCTTGTCCGACTTCTTTGCAATGTCCTGTATAATTCGGCCACCCAACGAATGGCCTGTGATTGCCGTTTCAGCTGGAGCATACTTGGCTTTGGCTTTCTTCAATGTTTCGTCTGCCTGTTTGTATCGGTCGGTGTCCCGATATCCCCCTACAATATTTTCGTATCCTCGCTCAAATTTGTTCTTCCATGATGAAGGAAGCAATGCTGAAATACCACGCTCCAATGGTTTGCCGATTGCTTTGATCCCTTTGCCGATAGTGCCGCCGAGAGCCAATTTTGCATCCACATTCACCCAGTCATTTAATGATTGACTGCCTGTGACGTTGTAAAGGAGCTTCTTGGTTTCGGGATTGAAATAAACTTGCTGATTCTCATTGCTTAGCTTTTTGTCAATCTGATAACCATATTTCGCCATCTCGGGTCCTTGTTTATTTCTAGGTAAATAGCCAACCCGTAAAGAATCATAAAGAGACACACCAGACCTGTTTGAATTTGGAATAACATTCATTATATAAATAATAATACATTATTTATTTTTTTTTTCTTCAATCTCATCTAAAGGTGTTTTCTTAGTTGCTTCACGATGCCAATCTTCAACCATGAAATAAAGCATGGGAAATTGTTTCAATAGACCCGGATGTTTTCGTTCAAATAAGCGTTCATAGTATTCAATATTTAAATATTCGCCAACACCGAATCTTTCGGGTCCATATGTCCATTCCACCTCGGGCAATTTGTATATGAGTGAGTCTGGTATTTCTTCAATGTTAAAATCAATGGTGCGAGAATTTTCTTCAACGAATTCGGTCATTTATATTATACAGTTAAATTTATTTCATCGTCAATGATTTGAACCATTTCACGATACATTTTATCTTTATTATTTAGATAACTATCTTTTACTTCCACTCCAAATACTTGGCTAAAATCAACATAGTAATCTCTCATAGTTTGAATATCTGTTTTTTTTGTATTTGGTGGAATATTTCCTAACCCATTTTCTTCTAAAAATGCCCTTCGTGTTATTCGTGTAACAGCAGCACGAGGTGAAACAGGTGATTGTGCACGAACTTCTCCTCCTGCTTTTTTAGTCTTGGCAATAAATGATGCGGGCATTCCCAAAGCTTGAGCAGCGGCACTTGACATGCCGCCCCCGCCAATTTGTAGTCTTTCTTGTGGACCTAATCTTGCTTCTTCTTCCTCGCTTTCAGCAAAAAGTTCCGTTTGAACTTGAGGTTGTGCTCGTGGCCCACCCTCATTGAGAGTTTCTGTAAAAGTTTCCTCTTGAACATCAGGCAGAAAAATTGTGCTTGTTTGTGTAAATGGATCAATCCTTTGTCCAGCGCCTGGGTTTTGTGCGCCCCTGAAACGCTCTAATATAGGGTTCATTATTCCACCGAGTTTTGTAATGTCGGCAAAGCGTTGCCCTTGTTGCGCTTCAATATCGGCTAAACGCTGTTGTTGGATTTCGGCTCTTAATGTGGCGACTCCAGCGGCATTGCGCTCATGTAGATCCCGAATGTCTTGCTCGCTCATCCCAGGTTCAATTTGTCTCAAAGCAAATAAGTTAGGATCTGCCCTATTAGGTTCTCCTTCTAAAGTTTTGACATATCCAACCATGTCAGATTCTTGTTTTAACTCGTCCATTGTTTTTGCTTTTGATTTGGTTTTACGTTTAGCAGATTTAATTACACCAAGCTTTTTAAGTTCACGAATAACTGCTAATGTGTCGCTGTTTTTTCCGTAAGTTCTTACGGATACAGTGTTAATGTTTGAAATACCAGTCATATTATATGATATAATATTATAATTATATGAGTATAAGTAATTTAGAGTTTACCAGTTTTAATTACCTTTCAAATTTAGCAACAGTAAACGCTGATGAAGTAAATACAAATATATTGACTAAATCAGATCCTGACATATCGGATTTGCAATTTGACATGTTGGAGGGAATTGATACAAATCAAACAATCCAGCAACAGATAGACGGCATTATTAATGGTTTAGAAACGATAGGTTATTGGGGTGCATTCTGGAGCACAGTGACGCAGACCAATGCGGGTGCAACAAGCACAAATTTTATGACGGTCAATAATAGCGACCCCAGTAACAATGGGGTGCAAATAGGAGCGACCAGTTCCCAAATCAAAGTATTGAATGATGGCGTTTATAATATTCAGTTTTCAGCACAATTAGATAAAACCGATGGAGGCAAAGATGAAATACAAATTTGGTTTGCCAAGAATGGAGTCAATATCCCAGACAGCAATAGTATTTTTACATTAGAAGGCAATCCGAGTAGATTATTAGCAGCGTTGAATTTTATGCTGCCTCTTGAAGCAAACGATTATATTCAGATAGCGTGGCACTCATCAGATGTAAATATGTTTTTACACCATGATGTGGCGGGTGCGTCCCCTACACGGCCACAGACACCAAGTGTCATAATAACAGTTCAACAAGTGACAAATGTATTGGCGGGACCCACAGGAGACACGGGACCAACGGGACCGTCAGGAACCAATGGAACCAATGGAACAAATGGAGATACAGGACCCACGGGACCGACGGGACCGGCTGGAGGACCGGCTGGACCCACTGGACCTACAGGACCATCAGGCGGACCCACGGGACCAACAGGACCACAAGGACCCAAAGGAGATAAAGGCAACAAAGGCGATAATGGTGACGGTCCAGTGGCGTATGCTGCATTAGCATTAGCAGGGACAGCAGAAGCAACCGCTCTAGCAGCCGCCGCCGCCATAGTAGTAACGAATGGAACAGTGTCAGCACAAGGAGCAGCAATTGGAACTTTACAAGGACAGGTTGGAACATTACAGACACAGATGACAACAGCAAATACTAATATATCATTATTAGAACAAAAAACACAATTACAATCTTACGATCCAATAAACTTGCGAACAGAATTTACAAATGATTTACAATTAAACGGAACAGCAACATATCGTGGAGCACAAATAATAACAACAGGCAGCGGCACATTTTTTAATGTAAATACGACAGAGGACATAAACGCAGGAACAGATGTAACCGCTGTAGGTTCAATAACAGCAGGAACAGATTTAACTTCAACAGCAGGAATAGCATATATTAACCGAGCAACAGCAGCAGCGAAAAAAATAGTATTGTATGACAACGGCACAGGAAATAACTATGAATATTTGGGCATGAGCACTTCAACAGATGGTTTTAACCAATTTTTAAATTATAATGTGAATACCGCAGCAAGCGAACACAGATTTATATATGGTTCATCACCAGCAGCAGCAAAACAAATATTATCATTGAATCCCACGACTACTGCTTTGACAACAAACACTATAGATCTAAGAGCAAAAGATGTTGCTACATCGTCACCCAGAGACGCAGGAATAACAATTACAAATAATAGTTCGGCGTTTGCTGATTTGGGAACACTCGGGGTTTATGCTGGAGTAATTAACATAGGAACACAAGCAGCATTTAGCACTGTAAATATTGGTTCTCTTGGTAGTGTGGTAAATATTATTGGAATTGTAAATATCCCTAACGCTGTTAATTTTTCCATGATTGGAAGTTTCTTTCAACAATTTTAATATGCTTATATTGTAAATGGCAGTTTCATATAATAAAATGTCAAGTATCCAGATCGGAGGAACTTATGTAAATTATGTCCCAATTGGTGCAAGAGGAAATGTATCTTTAGACTGCTCAGGAAATTCTTTATTTAGAGGAGCTGCTTTTATGGATGCTTCTTTAAATGTTTCTGGAATATTCAATGTCGGCGGTGATGTCAGCATGAACTCTAAACTTTTTGTTGGCGGTGATGTCAGCATGAACTCTAAGTTGTTTGTGGGTGGTGATGTCAGCATGAATTCAAAATTACAAGTCGGCGGCGATGTCAGCATGAACTCTAAACTTTTTGTTGGCGGTGATGTCAACATGAATTCAAAATTACAAGTCGGCGGTGATGTCAGCATGAATGGGAATCTTTCTGTATTAGGAAATACGACATCAAAAATTTTAAATGTTATAAACACACCAACAGACCTCAGCTTCATTCAAATGGGTCATAAATTAGGACAATCTACTCTTACAATGCTTACAACAGGAACAACCAGCAATGTTGCCTCTGGAACTGCTTTTAAACCAGCGTCAATAAGTGTCCTGCCAAATAATACAGATGCAAGTTTGAATGTGAAGATACCCATTAATTTGTGTGCATTTTTTCAAAATAAACAAATCTCCGGAACAATCACAATAACATACACAGGTGTTTCCATGAATATTTACAAAAATGGAGTATTACAATCGGCAATAGGTCAATCAATAACGCCAACTCAATTTACAGGCGGCGATACAAAAACAGCAACCAATATAGGCGGAGCAGCGCCTTTTAATTTTCCAAGTTTTGTAAATTATTATTTTGGATATTTTGACATAGTATTGCCAATCACGGCATGGAATCCTACAACAGATGTGTATGAAATAGAATTAAGCATAACAGGCTCGGCAACACATACTTCTGGTTCGCAACCGATGTTTCTTTCAATTGCTTCTACTGCTGGTGAGATGGGATACAATATTTTGAGTCCAAGAACAACATTTACACAAACAAGAAATGACTCATCTACATATCCCGCTCAGATTACTTTTGTCTCAGCTGCAACAACGCCATACAATGGTGAATCCGTAAGTAATATCACAGGCGAAATTGATGGTCTTGTTTCAAATAATGAATTGACAGTATTATCAAAAAACAGTTTGCTACTTGAGGCAAGAATTGGTTTTTGGACGGCAAAATCACCAGGTAATTTTTATTTTAAAACTCTGAGTTCAGCACCGCAAATAATTTTGGGGAATGCGAATACAGATTTTGTAGAAATAAGTTCAACCGCCACAACTTTCTCCATTAATACACTTTCTAAACCAATGCAGATAATTTGCAACGGTTTTACAGTTAGTTCTAATACATCCATTGGGGGCGATTTTTTAATAGAGCAAACAAATTATACGCAGCCAATGTTAAATATTCTACAATTAGGTTATACGGATACAGCAACAACAACCACTAATCCTATGACTAACACCCTTGCCGAAAGAAGTAATTTTAATTTACCATCAAAGGGTGTGTGGTTGGTTATATGTGGATATGAATTTTCATCTAACGCAGTAAATACAATTGAGTTAAAACAAGTAGTTCTATCTCTAACATCCGCATCTGGAACTGCTGCTGCTTATGGATTAGCATATTTTGAACAAATAGATGACGCAGCACCATCAGCACAAGTAAGACAGCGGGGGACAATAACAGGTGTTGTCACGGTTAGTGCTCTTACAACAATTTATGTGAATGCTCGGTCTACTGTTAATAGCGGGACAAATACAAAGTTGATAACAAATGTTAGTTGGACCCGCATAGGATAAATTAAAATCTTTGTATCCTTTATAATGTCTACATTTTCCTTTATCAAACCCCGCAACGGACTTTGGAAAGAAGCCAAGATCGCCAAAGTCCATGCACGCATTTTAGACACAATAACGAATCTGCCCGCAGAGATTCGTGAGAACAAACACAATATGGAATTGGTTTCCCTTGTGTGCAATATGATTGAGAACTGCGGGATTAGCAATCATGACAAAGCTGATAAACTGAAAATAGATAAGAAGGTTTTGTTGATACAAGTTTATAAATCTCTTTATGGAAATCTTTCGCCGACTGATATTGATACGCTACAAAAAAACTGTGAGTTCCTTTGGGATAACGGTCATATCATAAAACACGCAGCATGGAAGTTATGCGCATACAGTGTTATTGATTGGTTCAAGCGAAAGGTTCTTTGAATAATTCAGGCGTTAAAGGACAAATGCTTGGAATACATACAAGACTATTTAGTCAATAGATTCTTGAAAGAAGTCAAAGCATCTCGCACAGTTATTGTTGCGATCAATACTATAATGTCGTTTGATGCTTACTATGCTATCAGATCTTTACTTGGATACTATGGGCTAAGCAAGTTTATTAATGCGGTATTCTGGATATCTTTTATCATATAAACCGCAGTTTATATTTATTTAACCAGATTAATTAAATATAAACCCCAGTTTAAGGTTAAACAAAACGAATTAAAACGTTTTAATAAAGCCTTATGAGGGCTTAAATACCGGTTTAATTAACTAAAAACCGTTTTAATTAAAAATACCGGGTTTTAATTAATATAAACTATGGTTTAATTTTTGTTTAATCTTTTGTTGAAAATATTTTGGTTTAAACAATATGTTTAGTAATAGTATAATGGACTTCACAGATCAAATGAAAACCAATAAGCCTAAGATAAGCGCCGGCTCTTTAAAGACTTACAATAGTTTGCTCCGCTCAATCTATAAGGGCGCCTTCGGCGCCAGCGACAAACCAGATCACACGTTATTCGCAAAACGTTATGGTAAAGTCCTTGACTTTCTAAGCGAGAAGCCTGCGAATGTTCGCAAGACATACCTTGCCGCACTCGTGTGCATTGCTCCATCTGTTGAGTCATACAAAACCGAGATGATGGGTGATATTAAATCTTATCGGCAGGAAATTTCAAAAAGCGAACTCACTGATAAGCTGGAAAAGTCAGCTATTAGTGCCGATGAGATTCGTGACATCACTGCTGCTCTCAAACAGAATGCCGAAGCTCTTTTACAAAAGAAGACTCACCGTGTCCCCGATCTCATGGAGATTCAAGAGTATATCATCCTTTCTCTTTACAACGGACACATTGTGCCCAGGCGCAGCCTTGATTATGTAGAAATGAAATACCAGAACTACAATAAGAAGACCGACAACTACATTGATCTTGTGAAGGACTTGTTTGTGTTCAACGTATACAAGACTGCCAAGAAGAACGGAGAGGATTTGAAGGGTATGCAAGTTTTAGAGATTCCACCAAGCTTGAAAAATATATTGGTTAAATGGATTGACATTATCCCTCGTGAAGTGGATAATATTCTTTTCAATACCAACTTAGAACCATTATCATCGGTAACTCTTAATCAACGCCTTAACAAAATCTTTGGTGGGAAAAAAGCCGTCAATGCCTTACGTCATTACTATTTAACAAGCAAATACAAAGACATCATGGAAGCCAATGAAAAAATGTCCAAAGAGATGCAACAGATGGGATCCAGTATTGACCAGGCTAAAATATATGTCCGGGTTAATGACAAAGAATAATATCACATGATAATCTATAATGGCTTTAACAGAAAATGTACCAACAACCATTAATTTATTTAAGGGTGATTGTCTAATTGAAATGGCACAAATAAAGAGTGGTTCAGTAGATATGATATTATGCGATCTACCTTACGGTATAACAAAAAATGAATGGGATATAATTATTCCATTTGATAAATTATGGGAACACTATAATAGAATTATAAAGGACAATGGTGCCGTTGTATTATTTGGTTCTCAACCATTTACATCGTTGATGATTACAAGCAATTTGAAAAATTTTAGATATTGTTTAGTATGGGAGAAAAATAAATTTTCGGATTTCTTAAATGCAAAAAGAAAACCGATGAAAACCAATGAAGATATTGCTATATTTTATAAAAAACAACCTACATATAATCCACAATATTGGTATTCAACACCATATACACGATGGAATACACAGTCTGCTGTTGATAAACAAACTAATTATGGTAATCACAAAGAAAACTTTGTTGAAAGTTTAGATGGAAAAAGATTGCCCACTACTGTATTAAAATTTAACCGCATAGAAAGACCAAAACACCCAACACAAAAACCAGTTGATTTATTAGAATGGTTGATTAAAACATATTCTAATGAAGGAGATATGGTGATGGATAATTGTATGGGTGTAGGCTCAACTGGCGTTGCTTGTAAAAATTTAAAAAGAAGTTTTATTGGAATAGAATTGAATAAGGCTTATTTTGATATAGCGAATGAATCAATTCATAACTAAATCATTGCCAATGTAAATATAAAATCAATAAATTTAGTTAATTTATTTTGATTTATTGGTTTTTTATATTTTGTGTCGTAAACCGGCTTTGACGATGAGCGTTTGCCACAAGGCTGCACGGGTTGATAAGGCACATTTAATACGAAAATAATATCACATGATAATCTATAATGTTCAAATCAGAATACAACCCCGACGAATCATATATTGTTAGAGCCCGCTGTAGTTTCTGCGATATCAAACTACCCAAGATGAGCTTAACCAATTTCAGAGCATTTGTATGTGTATGTCAACGGAACATAACCAGTCCATCTAATTACGATACAAAAAAAATTGATCAAAGTACTACAGAAATAATAATTCATAAATAATAATAATAATATAATTTAAAATGAGTAGTGATAATGAAACTGATAATGAATCTAATTTAGTTGCTGACAATTATATTAGATTCAAAACTGGTCTTGAAAATAATTATGATTTAAAATATGAACAGCCACATATTAACGCAGAAGGAGTTCTTATCAAACCAGTAAGAGAATGGAGATATTGTGGTGGCGACGCAAAACATTCATTTAAAGAAACATTTTCAATAGATGATAAGGGTGAATTACATATGACTCCTCGTTATAAATATTTTATGTTGTATTTCAAAGGTAATCCACCGAAAATTTCTTGGGAAAGCCATTGTGTATGTGGAGTAAAAATAGAAAGAAATTATTACATTACAGATGATGAAGGAAATTTATTAGTTATTGGTTCAGAGTGTAAAAATTCATTTATAATAAAATCTGGTAAAACATGTGAAGATTGTGGAGCAAATCATAAATGTTATAAACAGAATAAATGTATTCCATGTGCTAAAAAATATAATAAAGAAATAAAAGAAAAATTAAAAGAAGAAAAAAAAAAGTTAAAACAAGAAGAAGCACGATTAAAACATAATGAAGCAATGAAATCAATTAATGAAAAATATAATTTAAAACATGGATTAGAATGCATTAAGTGTGAAAAGGCAAAAGAAAAAAACTATATAAGATGTTATGATTGTAACAAAAAATATAATGAATCAAATAAAAATCATTTAGAAAAATGTTTATAGATAATATAGTAAATAATGCCTAGTACAGAAGCCCAAAAACGTGCATCAAGAACATACACTAAGAATCATCCAGAAATAGTTAAGATGAACCGAGAAAGATGGCTTGAAAATGAAGATAACTATCAAAAACACTTAGGTTATGTCAAGAAGCATATGAAGAAGAGATATGAATGGAAGAAGGTTTCCATGGAACTATTAAAATGCCTCCTTTAACCATTATTTTTTGTTATTTAGGAATAATACCAAAAAATTGATCTCCAAAAACTACTTTTCGGGAAAGTATATAAAAAAATATCTTTAGGAATAATATAATAAGATGGACGCCGATAAAATGGATTTTGAAAAGACTTTGATTTCATATGAAGATGATAACGGATTATTGAGATTTAAACATATTAGTACTATTAATTTAAAATATTATGATGCGTGGATGAAATTTGTTGGTATGACAAAAGATCCGAAATTTGCTGCTGGAACCGCAGAACAGCGTAAGAAGGTTTATGACCTAATTGAATCCCATAAGAAGAAGGCCATGTATGAGAATTCAAAGGATGTTACTATTAAATGCGAATGTGGGTGTATGGTTATAAAGTGTGTAATGGCACGTCATAAGAAAACCGATAAGCATACTAATTACATGGCCACACTGGAACGTGGTGAGATACCATCATCGGATTCAAAAGAAATAACATGTGAGTGTGGTGCCATAGTAGCAAGATCTCATATTTCAGAACACAGAAAAACTCAAAAGCATAACAAGGCTATGGAATTGAAAAAATAATAAGAAATGTTGTTTGTTTTTTATTATTAGTTATAAAGATCTTATTATATAATATCCCTTAAAAGTAGTAGTGGGAATTATAGTAGTAGTGGGAATTCAAGTAGTAAATGGTCATTTTGTAAAAGGGTAAAAGATTTTGCATTTCCAGGTTATGTATCCAAGTATCCATTATTTAGATATAATAGCCTTTATAGATAATATTATTTATAAAGAAACGGATACGTAGGGGATACATATGGATACATATCAATTATAAAGAAATGGATACATGGATACATGACATCTAATTTTGATTTCTGAAAACAGTTTTCCAAATGGTCATTTACTACCAACATTCCCACTACTACCAATATTCCCACTACTACATTTCAGGGTACCTACATATATGGTATCAAAATCTGATCAAATATTGATACCTACATAATTGATTTATTAATTTGATTTTAAATAGCACAAATACAATATCTTTAGGAATAATATAGTATGTCTAATATTTGTTTATGTGGAAAAGAATATAAGTTCTCACAGGGGCTTTCAAAGCATAAGAAGACATGTGAGAAAGTGATCATTGAAGAATACAAGAAAACATTAGGAACCCCAATACCAGCTAATAATAGAAATAAGAAACATGTAATTGATTATTTGAATGAAGACTGTGCTGGTGCAAAGCATTATTCGGAATGGGTTGAAAATGTTGGAAAAGAGTTTACTAATGACAATTATGATGATTTAATTGAAAATGGCATTGGTATTTGGAAGGAGACTGTTATCAAGTATATTGAAAAAACAAAGCAGGAACATTTGCCTATCCGTATTTTAAATAAACAACAAGGGTCCAAATTTAAAATCTTTATTCGTGAAAAGGAAAATGATACTCTTGTATGGAAAGAAATGGAAGGCGTAACTGCTTTTGAATTTTTTAATATTAAAGTAATCCGACGCATGGGACGACGTATGGGAAACAATATTGAAAACAAAAATAGATGGAAGGAACATAACCCATATTGGGATCGGACTTATGATTTAGAAAAACGATACATGGCAATTGGTGGGACATTCGGTGATTACTTTGATAATCATATTGTTACTAATTTCGCTGAGGAAGTGTTTGACTATTTTTTATTAAAGCGCAAAGAGGCTGATGATGAATATATTTAGAGTTCTTAATTAAACATAAAATTATTATCTATTGGAATACTATAGATGATAATCAAACCATCCACCCGTGCAGGAAAAAGATTCATGGTTACATTTGCTAATGGTAAGACGGTTCATTTCGGGGCGGCCGGAGGACGCACCTACATAGATCATGGAGACGAAAAGAAAAAAAATGCTTACATTGCCAGGCATGGAGCATCCAAAAGAGAAGATTGGTCTAATCCATATTCAGCCGGAGCCATAAGCCGCTGGTTGCTCTGGGGTAAATATAAGACGCTGGGTGAAAACCACACGGACTTCATGCGGCGCTTTCCTGGAGTCAATTAAATAATTATATTATAATATTTTATAATACAATGTCACAATATCATAAATTCATGAAAGAGTGGTCTGGTCAAAGAGGCATGACGTCATTCTTCGGAAGCGACAAACAAGACTTCTTAAAGGACTATCATGCATTCCGTGATCGTGGAGTGAAGAATGGGAATAATATCCGAAAGATGGCTTTAGAAACCCAACAAATGGGCATGGAAGATATTAACCGAGCGGAACCAGCGAAAGAACGCAAGACACGCAAAGCAGGATTGGTGCGAGGATCCACAGAAGCGAAAGCGAAAATGGCAGCGGTGAGAGCCAAGATTTCTGCGTCCAAAATCGCCAAATAATTATCTTTTTGAATAATATAGAATGTTTCCTGGAAATACTTTAGCGAAAAAGCCCCCGAAGGAAAAAGATTGGTCAAAGTGTGTGATATATCAAATAACTTGTAAAGATCCGGCTGTGAAGTCGTCATATGTAGGTCATACAATTGATATTTATAATCGGACAAGTAGGCATAAAACAAACGCAAATAATGCTGAAATGGTCGGAGCGAAAACGAAACTGTATGAGACCATAAGAAATAATGGCGGATGGGATAATTGGAAGGTGATGATTTGTGAAGATTATAAGGAATGCACTTGTAAAGATGAAGCACGAATCCGAGAACGTATGTGGACTGATAAATTAAATACGGATTTGAATATGAATCGTGCGCATGCGACCAAAGAAGAGAATAAAGAATCGGTTAAGAAAGCGATTAAGACATATCAAGCTACTGATAATGGAAAACAGAAGACTCGGGAGGCAATAATTAGATACCAAGCCAAAGATGAGAATAAGGAAAAGCTTCGTGAATGGTCCAGGGAGTATTGGAAGAAGCACCCAGACATGTATGAGAAGTTGAAGGAGCGAGGACGTAAGAGATACGCTGAACTTAAAGCAATTAAGGAAGGGCAAAAAGTATTGGAACGGATGTTGAATGAAAAAGCATTGCGTGATATGATGCGGGAAGTAACTGATGAAGAAATAGAAGCGCAAATAGACGTGCAAATAGATAATGAATTTAGTGATCGTTTGGAAGCCGAGATGGATCAGTTGATCTTTCTGAAACAAAATGAATGAACTCGGCCCGCAGCATATCAGCTTTGGCTTTTTTGAGTTTGCGTTCGCATCTGAGTTTTTCATTATTAATTAAACTACAAATCCCATGCATGGTAATTAGTTTGACGGTTCTTAATCCAGTGTAATCATCGGGTGGGAATGTTACGACTTTGTGTTTTAATGGAGACTTACAGTGTAGGCAAATATGAGCGGAGTTGTCATGAATTTTAATAGACATTTTAAAATTGATGAATAGTATATACTTAGTATGGAAAAAGATTTAATATCCTTTATGTACGAATATCAAATACAAATAAAGGAACCGAAATTAAAGGAACCGAAACCAAAGTTAAAAATAGGTAGACCAAAAAAACCGAAAGTGAATTTGAATTATAAGATTTATAAGCCACCAAAAGAAGGTAAAACGAAATTGGAAATGAAAAGAGAAAATATCCGGACACGATTAATAGAAACACAAATGAAAGCGGATCTTTTCCGAGAAAGCCTTCAATCGGCAAAATAATAGACCGGACCAGTTGGTTTAGAAACAGTGGTGCTGACCTTGAATTTAGAAACAATATTTTGCTGAGTCTTTGTTTCACGTTCTTTGCGAACAGGTTTTACCGGTTCTTCTTCTGACTCGGAATCCTCCTCATAGATGATGGTCTTCTTCTTTGGCTTCTTTTTCTTCTTTACAATGACAACCTCTTCTTCGGATTCTTGTTCAGAAGCTGATTCATAAATGATTTTAGGTTCTTTTTTTGGAGGGGCTTTCTTTTCCTTTTTGACAATAATGGGTTCGGGTTCGGGTTCGGGTTCGGATTCTGGTTCTGGTGCAGGTTTGGATTCTTTCTTTTTCGGTGGTCCATTAAGTTTTTCACGAATAGCTTTTAAAATTATTTTTTTCTCTTCTAATACTGGTTCAGATTTTTGTCCGAGTGCTGCTCTCATGCGTTCAGTAGCCGCAATTTGGGCTTCTGTTCTTGGTTTTTTTTGTTTAGGTTTAGTAAGAGAATCGTTAGCATTATCAGGTTCATTTAGCGGTTCCATATTATATAATTAGTGGTGATAATAAAATTATAGAAACTGCTAAATAAATTAAACAAATCTTCAAAAATTTTCTGGGCATATGTCATAATGCCGATAATTACAATTAAGGAAGAAACCAATCCAGACATACCTAAGACAAAGCCAATAAAGGAAACCATGGATACATTTGTGCCTGATATTATAGAAGGCATAAGTCGGCGAAATGGAGGTATTTCTCTCTACATTGGAAGTGGAGGATCGGGTAAGACGAGTCATTTATTAGGACAGATGAAGACGGTCTATAAGCGAAAATTCCATCACATATGGTATTGGTGCCCAGTGAGTAGTTTTCTATCGGTTGAAAAGCATCCATTTGAAAAACATGATAAAGTGTTTCATGAACTGACATCAGAAGGACTGGATGAATTGAAAGATGAATTGACAAAAATGAAAGAAGACCGAGAAGAAGATGATATGCCGGAATATTCGTTGGTAATCATAGATGACTTTGCAAACAATTTGAAAGATAAGCAAATTGTTGCTAAACTGAATTCAATGCTAATTAAAGCGAGGCATCTTAATTGTCATTTTTTATTTACCGTTCAGTCATATCTGTATTTCCCGAAAATTTTGCGCAAACAGTTGACTTGGGTAAGTATCTTTAGCGGTGTTCGTAATAAGGAGGAATGGACAATAATAAGCAAGGAATTACTTAAGATGAGTGAAACTGATGCTAAGAAGATCTATGATTATGTGTTTGACAAACCGTATCAGCATTTAGATATAGATGCTTTTGAAGACAAATTATACAAGAACGGTAATTTCTTGAGTATTAAAGAGCAATGAAAAATATGCGCATATTATAACTAACCATGGAACATATTGAGAGTATTCAAATATTTTTAAATAGTCGTTATGCTACCGAAACAATAGATGATAATATCGCAAATAGCATTTATTATTTGCCTGTGATTGAAATCCCAGATGGACACCATATCTATTTGTCTTTACAAAATGCTACTATCCCCTACAGTTTCTACAGTATCAGCACATTTGATAACACTTTCATCTGGGGGCTTGTAGGAGACCCACCCACAACATATTATGTTCAGCCAGGTAATTATAATATAACACAGCTTGTAGATGTTATCAAAACAGCAATGGGAGCATCTTATACAATAACGTATAACAGTATAACCAGCAAACTCTTGATCACTCATGCAACAAGTAACTTTATAATATATGCGTCTACAATAAATCATGCGCTGGGGTTTAGCAAAACTACAAATACTGAGTCGGCGGCGAATTTATTGTATAGCCGTGATTGTGTCAATGTGAATCAAATTCGGGCTTTGAATATTGAAATCAATTTCCCGACATATAATGTTAACATAGCGCAAGCATACAACCAGAATATTTTAGCGACAATTCCAGTGTATGTAGCGCCATTTAGCATAATCACATATACGAATAATAACAATTTCAGAACCAATTTGTATGTAAATAAACTGGATCAAATACAGATTCGCATTTTGGATAATGAAAATAGGCTTGTTGACATGAACGGAGTTCAATATCAAATGACACTTCAATTGGATTGTGTGAAATTTACGGAATAAAATATTAATATAGATTATAATTATAATGATTGGATACAAAAAACCTTTAGGTAAATCAATGATGGGATTTAAAACGCCTCTTGGAAAAATGAGAATCGGTTTAAAAATGCCCCTTGTAGAAAGACCCGTTGCAAAACAAGTGGCAGATGCCCTTGTAAAAAAAGTTTCGGCGGGTTTAGAAAGAAACGTTTTAAAAAGATAAATAAATATTTAGATCAAATTATTATCTTGTATTACAATATACAAAATGATACCAGCAAACCTCAAATTTCAATCAAAGGTTGAGTCGGCCCCGGCCCGTAGATATTTGACGCAAATTCAGCCACAGGGGGGCAGCGGAACTTATAATCCCGGTGACACGATCACCCTGAATATCCCCACCCGTGCCAACACTGCCCTTATCCCCTCTGAGTCTTATTTAAGAGGTAATTTTAACTTGATTCTTTCTGGCGCTGCTACCAGTTCCTGCTTAGAGTCTTGCGGATGGCACCAGTTCATCCAGAGAGTACGTGTATTTCATGGTTCCAACTTGTTAGAGGATATTGATAACTATGGTCAGTTGGCGAAAATCCTCTATGATTACCAAGCACCTGAAGATACCGTCAAGGGTCGCTTTTCTATTACCAGTGGAACCAATGAGGAGTTCAGTGCTGTTGGTGTTGCTGCTGCTGCTCTATTGAATACCCGATCTGTCAACAGAGGTCGTGCTCTTGGTGCCCTTGGTGCTTCTACTCACACTTTTCCCTTTGCTATCAACTTGGTTTCCCTTGTTGGTGCTTTGGCGGGTGAGAAGTATTTGCCACTTTGGGAGATGACTGCTGCTCCCCTCCGTGTTGAGATTGTTTTACAATCATCCCTCATCCGTGCCATGATGGTTGAAGGTGGTTCTGGTCTCAATTTTACTGCCACAGGCATCAACTACTGCGGTGAGTTCTTAGAACTCCCTGATAGTGCTGTTTCTGCCATCAAATCTGGATCTTCCAGCCCGATGCAAATGGTCTTGCCTTCATACAGGTCATACACCAACTCTGCCTCTGTTCCTGCCACTACACAAACGCAGGTGTCTTTCCCCATCCCCGCCAAGTTCAGTTCCCTCAAGAACATCTTTGTTGCTTCTAGAACCACTGCTGGTTTGGCGGCACAATATCCTTCGTCCCACTGTGCTTTCGGTCTAGGAAGTTCCAACTCCATCGGATACCAGTTCAGAGTTGGATCTGAAGTTCTGCCATCCACTGCCCCCACTTCATTACCTGAAATCTACTCCGAGGCGGTTAAATGCTTTGGTTCCCTTGCTGATTTACAAGTCCAGCCCTCAATTGATAACACCGCATTCTCACTCAATGCTCCCAACACCGTTGCTGGTTTGGTAGAGGCATCCACTGAGGACTCCGGTGCTTTCTTGATTGGCATTGACATGGAGATTTACCAGAATGCTGATAAGGCGAGCATCTTCTCTGGAACCAACACTAACACCAGTGATATCTTCGCTATCATCAACTATTACAGTTCCGGTGCCATAACTGTGCTCCAGACTGCCTTCGCTGCATATGACCAGGTGCTAGTGTACGAAAATGGCGTATGTTATGCCCGCTATTAAGAATGGGGTTATTATTGTTAAGGAAACAGTATAGACATATCATAATAAATTCTCTGTTTATTATAATAAGCATGGATCAAGAAGTAGCAAAATTATGGCTTTATGGAGGAAATCTAACAACTACACAATCAAAAATCGGAATAAGAAGTGCTGACTTACGCAGTTATACATTTATCTTTGACTTACGGTTAGTTTTAGGCGAAACGATGTTTCAAAAATATGATGAATTTAAAGTTTATATAGGCTATGAAAACGCAGTAAGTTCAAGCAATGGTTTGGCTACACTTTATCAAAATGGTTTGAATATAGTTCAATCGTCATATCAAGGCAAACAAGCAGGATTTAATACGGCAATTAGTGTTTTTAATCAGTTTCAATATACAAATGACGGAGCTGGAAATATAGGAAAACCATTAAATACAAAAGAGTTTATTCTTATAAAACCAAATAACACACAAGTGACGCTCAATTTCACATCTATCCCTGATGTTACTACAACCACTTTATTCGTGCAATCGTTTTTCCTTACATTTGTGCCATTTGTTAGAGATAAGATTTATAAAAACCCGTTCAATCGCCTGTATCAAAATGAATTAGCAAACTTTACATTAACTACGCAAATATTGTCTGCAGGTGCGACAAATGCTTTTGGAACAATGAACTCAACATTCACAAATTTTACTTTCACAAATGTAAATATGCGACGCATCATTGGGACGATGTGGGATAAATATAATAAGTTCAATTTGGTTTGCTTGAATGTGGGAATAGGAAATGTGACATCGCCACCAACTAATGAACAGCGATTTTTATGGTTTCAAATAGGAGGACTCCAATTTATAAATTGTTTAAGCACAACTACCACAGCATCATATTCGCAAAGTGTAGCATATACATCAACATTTCAATTTCGTTCAGGGGCATCAGTTGCAGATGGAGATTGTTTTTCGGTGCCTGACAGTTTAATCAGCTTTAGAAAACCTGAATCAGAGACAGTAGATTTAGCGTTTCAACTCTTTACGGCGGCAAATGGAGGATTGGCATTTAATAATCAATTCAATCAATTCAGTTTGACATTTGCCGTTGTGGGAATCAAAGAATAAAGTATAATGATAATATAAATGCTTAGTGAAAGTGGATCATTGATATTATCAACAAGTTCAACAACAAATCCGTGTACAATTAATGCTGCAAAGTCAGACTTCACATTCTCAAATATTAATATGCGAAATGTGCTTGGTGCTGCGTGGGATAAATATGATGTGTTTTGCATGAAAGTGGCGGCAGCAGCGGTTACTGGAATAGTGACACTATCAAACACTAATAATGGAGTCATCTGTTACAATATGGCGGGTCTTACTTGGGAGAATGTCCATTATGATACAGCATATATGAGTCAAAATTATGTAGCAATTGCGGTTTTTAATGTTCAGCTATCAACTCAGCAACAAAATCAATTAATTTCAAATACGGGTCAAAGTTATAATTTTCGCAAATGTGGCGATGTAGTTGATTTAAACTTCACAATTACAAATTTAGTTAATAATGCTACTGGTCCCAGCACATTTGGAATCGTCGGAGCAGGAAATAGTTACAGTGATGTTTGCTTTCATTTGGTATTTGAACCAGTCATACCAGGTGAGATGAATGAGTGTGCTTTTTTTGGTTTCAATACGAATTTGGCAATAACATCGCAAGTGGGTCGCACAGTAAGTTCAGACCGCAAAGAGTATAATTATCCTGCGTTTGATATGAGACGATTATGTCGTAATTTCTGGGATAAACATGAGGATTTTGAAATCCAAATGGCGTTTTATAATAACATAGGCATAGGAACACCAACAGGAAATGCGAGAACTTGTCTGTTTCAAATGAATGGACTCAATTTCGTGAATAGTGCTACTAAGAACAGCAATAATACAGATAGACTGGGAATGACTACGGAATCACCAATATTAGGAACCATGGTTTTCTCAAATTCGGGGTCAACTCACGATGCTTTAATGGCCTACCCAGTTGCCCCAGTTCAATTCAAAAAAGATGGCAACAATGCAAATCTCACAATTAATTTGAAAAACAATGAAAACTCGGGACCATTTGCTTTCACATTCACCAGCACCAACCCACATTGTATTATTGGATTTTTCATAAAACCCATTTACAAAGTGGAGAAAGCAACACTATTTATAAACACATCAGGACTTACAACAACAGAAACTGGTTTGGGTGTGATAAATGCTACTTCAACTGAATTTACCCTGAATAATGTAAATATGCGTCAATTGTGCCGTTCAATGTGGGACAAATATAAGAAGTTCAATATATTTTTAACGGGAACAACAAGTAACTCTGGGGCAGTAGTGGGTGTTAATGCTTCCTATATTTTACAAATGGAGGGATTGAATTTCATCAATCAGACGGCGTATATAACGGGCACAGGTCAAACCCAAACAGCAACATTGGGAACTATTTCAATAGGGAACGCCGCAGCAGTACCAAGAAGCAATGGATATCAAAGTGGAATAGTCACATCATTTTATAAAGACCAAGATTTCGTAAATTTGACACTGAGAGCATTGCCAATTGCGCCAGGCACGCCAATAAGCAATTTTGTTATAGTATGTGGTTACACCTTTACGATTGTAGGCATCCCTGAGGATGAAGAGCAAGCAGAACAATTCAAAGAAAACTGGATGCGTTAGACGAAAATATCACTGTCCTTAATATTGCCTATATCGTGAGCGTGGTAGGCGTCTATAGCAGCAGCAATACCAATCTGCTTTGGGTCACCCCTAATTAAAGCAGGTATTATTGTTCTAGTATGCGGGTTGGGAAGTGTTTTAATATTCTTGGAACCAGCGCTGGCAAGTGAAACAATGTCACCTGCCGACCTGTAGATATTCTGATTGCCTTTGACTTTCTGCCCGATGGTCTGCCCTGGGTCAAGTGCAAATACTTTGTCGCTTTTCTTGGCGATGTCCTGGACAATTCTTCCACCCAAACTGTGACCAGTTATGCTCACGTCCGCAGGATTATATTTTGCTTTCGCCGCCTTAAGGGTTTCGTCGGCGCTCTTATAACGGTCGGTATCCTTGAATCCACCGAAGACATTTTCGTATCCCCGTTCAAATTTGCTTTTCCAAGATGAAGGAAGCAAGGTTTCAATGCCACGCTCCAAGGGTTTGCCGATTGCTTTAATGCCTTTGCCGATTGTGCCGCCGAGTGCCAATTTAGAGTCGACGTTGACCCAATCAGTTAATGATTGACTGCCTGTGACATTATAAAGGAGTTTCTTGGATTCAGGATTATAATAAACTTGCTGGTTGTCGTTACTTAATTTTTTGTCTATTGTGTAACCATATTTGGCCATTTCGGTCCCCTTCTTATTTTCAGGTAAATAACCCACGCGTAAACTATCGTATAGACTAAGAGCAGGACGGTTTGAATTAGGGATAACATTCATTTATATTATATGTGTATATAAAATAAATATTATTGCTCTTTTTTGCGATATTCAATTTCCTCTAAAGGTGTTCTAGATGTTGCTTCTCTCCAATAGTCTTCAAGAAGATAAGAAAGGCAAGGGAATTGCTCCATAAGACCAGCAGGGATACGGTTATAATAATAATCCATATCTTGCCAACCCATTCCGAACCGAGCAGCGCTATATGTGAATTCCACTTCTTCCAATCTATAAACCAAACTGTCAGGCAAGTTTTCAAGGTCAATAAAGACTTCGCGGATGTTTTCTTCAGTTAAAAATTCTGTCATTATTTAATATAAAGAGAGAAATTATTCTCGAATATAACCTTCCAAAATTCTATTAATATCCGCTAATATTAGTGACCTAGAATTTAGTCTAGGATCTCTATCCTCTTCAATTTCATCTTTGTCTGTTAAAGCAATATAGTAATCTTCAATAGCATTATAACTATTTCTCATAGTTGGTATTTTCCCAAGACCAAGTTCGTCCGCAGCATCTTGAGGATCACGAATAAGTTTCTTTTTTGGTTTGCTTGCTTTTTTAGTCTTGGCAATAAATTCAGGACTCAAACCCAAAGCTTCAGCAGCAGTGCTTGACATACCACCACCACCACCAATCTGAAGTCTTTCTTGGGGACCTAATCTTGCGCCTGCTTCCTCGCCTTCAGCAAAAAGTTCCGTTTGAAACTGAGGTTCTGCTCTTGGTCCACCTTCATTAAGAGTTTCTGTAAAAGTTTCCTCTTGAATGTCAGGGAGAAAAATTGTGCTTGATTGCGTAAATGGGTCAACACGCTGCCCAGCGCCTGGATCTTGAGCGCCTCTAAAACGTTCTAATATAGGATTCATAATTCCGCCGAGTCTTGTAATGTCGGCAAAGCGTTGCCCTTGTTGCGCTTCAATATCTTCTAATCTCTGTTGTTGGACTTCGGCACGGAGAGTGGCAACTCCAGCAGCATTGCGCTCACGTAGATCCCGAATTTGTTGCTCGCTCATACCAGGTTCGATCTGCCTCAATGCAAATAAGTTGGGATCCCGCCTAGTACGTTCTCCTTCTAAAGTCTTGACAGAAGCAACCATATCACTATCTTGTTTTATATCCTCTATCATTTGCGGTTTCCGTTCCTTCTTTGATTTAGACTTTGATTTTATTAAACCCATTTTGTCAAGTTGTTTCAAAAGCGCCAAGGTTTCTCCATAACTTTTGATATGGACACTGTTTAAATTCGATATACGGTTCATTAATAATATATTATAATATTTTAATAT